GTCTAGTGTCTTGGCGACTGCTCGCTCGCGTTTGGACATGGCCATTGGCGCATTGTCTGAGTCCCGCGAAGATGAAATTGACGACCTGAAGTTCTACGCTGGCTCGCCTGACAACCGCTGGCAATGGCCTGCGGACGTGTTGGCCACCCGTGGTTCTGTGCAAGGTCAAACGATCAACGCCAGACCGTGCTTGACGGTTAACAAGTTGCCTCAGCACGTAAGGCAGGTGACCAATGACCAAAGACAAAACCGCCCAAGTGGCAAAGTTATTCCAGCCGATGACCACGCAGATGTTGAAGTCGCAGAAATCTTCAACGGCATGGTTAGACACATCGAATACATCTCAGACGCCGACGTTGCTTACGACACAGCCTGTGAAAACCAAGTCTCTTACGGCGAAGGTTACATCCGCATTCTGACCGAATACTGCGACGAAAACACATTTGATCAAGACATCAAGATTGGCCGTGTGCGCAACTCATTCAGCGTCTACATGGATCCAACGATCCAAGACCCAACCGGCGCAGATGCTAAGTGGTGCTTCATTACTGAAGACATCACCAAAGACGAATACACGCGGATGTACCCTAACTCTGCGCCCATCACCACCTTGCAAACGCTAGGTGTTGGCGACCAAAATCTGAGCCAATGGCTCATGGAAGATACCGTCCGCGTTGCTGACTACTACTATGTAGATTACGACAAAGCAACGCTTAACCTGTACCCTGGAAACATGACCGCTTTTGAAGGCACCCCAGAGGACAAACAACTGAAAGCAATTTATGGCAGACCTAAAAAATCTCGTGAATCGGATCGTGTCAAGATTAAATACTGCAAGATTAACGGCTATGAAATTCTTGAAGAACGCGATTGGGCGGGGAAATACATCCCCGTAGTCCGAATTGTCGGCAATGAATTTGAAGTCGATGGTCGCTTGTATGTGTCGGGCTTGGTGCGCAACGCCAAAGACGCGCAGCGGATGTACAACTACTGGGTAAGCCAAGAGGCAGAGATGCTTGCCTTGGCACCTAAAGCGCCATTTATTGGCTACGGTGGCCAGTTTGAAGGTTATGAAAACCAATGGAAGACTGCAAACACGACCAACTGGCCGTATTTGGAAGTCAATCCAGACGTCACCGACGGCCAAGGCGCTGTGTTGCCATTGCCTGCACGTGCCCAGCCCCCAATGGCTTCCAGCGGTCTGTTGCAAGCCAAAGCAGGCGCATCTGAAGACATTAAGGCATCCACTGGCCAATACAACGCATCTTTGGGCATGGGCTCAAACGAACGCTCAGGAAAAGCCATTTTGGCTCGCCAACGCGAAGGCGATGTGGGTACTTACCATTACGGTGACAACTTAGCCCGTGGTGTACGTCACATCGTGCGTCAGTTGGTGGACTTGATCCCCAAGATTTACGACACACAGCGCGTGGCTCGCATCATCGGCATAGACGGCGAAACCAAAATGGTCAAGATTGACCCGATGCAGCAAGAGCCGGTCAAGAAAATTGTGCAAGACGACATTGTGATTGACAAGATCTACAACCCCAACGTCGGCAAGTACGACGTGGTGGTGGCGACCGGCCCAGGCTACGCAACCAAACGCCAAGAGGCTTTGGAAGCAATGGCTCAACTGTTGCAGGGTAACCCTAATCTGTGGGCTGTGGCTGGCGATTTGTTTGTGAAGAACATGGATTGGCCTGGTGCGCAAGAGATGGCCAAACGGTTTGCCAAGACCATTGACCCCAAACTCATGGCCGACGGCGACAAGCCGCCCGAACTGCAAGCCGCCGAGCAACAGATCCAAGCGATGGGTCAAGAGATGGAACAGATGTACCAGATGTTGCAAAACGTGGGTAAATCCATTGAAGCGCAAGACATGCAGCGCAAAGATTTTGAGGCTACTGTTAAAGCGTATCAGGCTGAAACACAACGTATTTCGGCTGTTCAAGCTAGCATGTCGCCTGATCAAATTCAAGACATTGTGCTCGGCACCGTACATGGCATGATTACATCTGGTGACTTGGTGAACGAAATGCCTGGCCGCGAAACTGATGAAATAATGCCCGAAATGATGCCCGAAGGCGAAATGATGCCACCACAAGGAATGCCCCAATGATGTACAAGGCCGCTGATTTTGTAGGAATGTTGTTCCTCGCCCGTGATGTGGCGCATAGCGTCCACTTGAACACGCGTAGCTACTCCAAGCACGTTGCGCTCAATACGTTTTATGATGAGATTATTGACCACGCTGACGCATTTGCTGAAGCCTACCAAGGCCGTCATGGCTTGATGGGGCCAATCACTTTGCATTCAGCCACCAAAACATCCAACATTATTGACTTTCTGCAAGGGCAGTTGGATGACATTGAAAAGTGCCGCTACGAAGTGGTGGACAAGTCTGATTCATCGTTGCAACAACTCATCGACAACATCATTGAGTTGTATCTTTCAACTCTGTATAAACTCCGCTTTTTGGCGTAAGGAAACATCATGGCAAATTTTGCACAAATCACCGCAACCGCCAACATCAAGCCAATGGGCGGCAAACTTAAAGGTATTTTTGTCAGCGCGGCTTCTTCCACGCCGACCATCACGGTTTATGACTCTGCTGCTGCGACCACAACTCGGACTGTTCTGAGTGTGTTCACACCTGCCGCTGCGACCTCGTATGTGTTCCCTCTTGACGGTATTTACGTCAACAATGGCATTTACGTGGTAATTTCGGGTACAGTGTCAGCAACGATCATTTTCGAATAATCAAAACCCGTACTGGTGCGGTTCACCAGGGAATCATTGAGATTCAAAAATGACTGAAGAAGTCCAACAACCCTTAGCGGAAGTAGACTCCGCGCCAGCTCCAGAAGTGACGGCCACTCAGGAAGCAAATCAAACGCCGGAAGTCGCTGAAGAAGCAAAAGAGCCTTCACGGGTTTTTACCCAAGAAGAACTTGATGCAGCAATCGGCAAAAGGCTTGCAAGAGAACAACGTAAGTGGGAAAGAGAGCAGTCTCAACGTCAAGCGGAAGCCCAAACGCTGAGAGCGCCAGCAAGTATTCCGTCAGTCGATCAGTTTGAAAGCACTGAAGCTTATGCAGATGCATTGGCATATCAGAAAGCCGAACAACTGCTTGCCCAGCGAGAACAAGCAAGGCAGCAATCTGCAATCATTGAGTCTTATCACGAAAAGGAAGAAGAAGCTCGGTCTAAGTATGATGACTTTGAACAAGTCGCATACAACCCGAAACTTCCAATCACAGACGTGATGGCTGAGTCGATCCGAGCCTCGGACATAGGCCCTGAAGTAGCTTACTACCTCGGTGCTAACCCCAAGGAAGCAGATCGAATTTCTCGTCTTTCGCCTATCGTGCAAGCTAAAGAAATTGGGAAGATTGAGGCCAAAATGGCCAACGATCCTCCCGTGAAACGAACCACGTCTGCGCCAGCACCGATTTCACCTGTTACTGCTCGCTCCTCTGGGGGCCCAGCTTATGACACTACGGATCCACGGTCTACCAAGACCATGACCGATTCGCAGTGGATTGAAGCTGAAAGAGCAAGGCAGATGAAAAAGTGGCAAGCGCAAGCCAACCGCTAAACAATTTTTGAAGGATTTCTTCCATGTCTAATAGTATCTTAACGATCGACATGATCACCCGCAAAGCTCTTGAGATTCTCGAGAACAACCTGGTGCTCACTCGTAACGTGAACCGTCAGTACGACGACAGCTTCGCTGTTGAAGGTGCCAAGATTGGTTCTACACTGCGTATCCGTTTACCCGACCGCGCTCTGGTAACTGACGGTGCCGCCTTGCAAGTTCAAGACGACAACGAACAGTTCACCACTTTGACTGTTGCTTCACAAAAGCACATTGGCGTGAACTTCACATCTGCTGAATTGACCATGCAATTGGACGACTTCGCAGAGCGTGTCCTGAAGCCTCGTATTAGCCAATTGGCCTCCAGCATTGATGCTGACGTTGCCAATGCTTACAAAACCATCGGTAACTCCGTTGGCACCCCTGGCACCACTCCTTCTACTTCTTTGGTCTTGTTGCAAGCCCAACAGAAGCTGAACGAAAACGCTGCCGTGATGTCTCCACGTTACGCTACCGTCAACCCCGCTGCTAACGCTGGTTTGGTTGAAGGCATGAAGGGTTTGTTTAACCCCACCGACACCATCAGCAAGCAGTTCAAGAACGGCATGATGGGCACTGGCGTGTTGGGCTTTGATGAAGTCAACATGTCTCAGTCAATCAAGCAACACACCACCGGCACACGTGCTGCTACTGGCAACACCACCGGCGCTGCTGTGACTTCTGAAGGTGCATCAACTCTGACATTGACTGTCGGCTCTGGTGAAACCATCGCTGTTGGTGACGTGTTCACGATCGCTGATGTCTACGCTGTGAACCCACAAACCCGTGAATCCACTGGTTCGTTGTTCCAGTTTGTGGCTTTGGCTTCTTCAACCACCACTACCACTGCTACTGTGACCGTGGCCCCTATGTACTCGGCCAGCCATGCTTTGGCAACCATGACTTCACTGCCTGCTACTAGCAAGGCCGTGGTGTTCGTGGGTACTGCTTCTAGCCAGTACGCTCAGAACTTGGTCTACCACAAAGACGCGATCACTTTTGCGACCGCCGACTTGTTGTTGCCCCAAGGCGTCGATATGGCTGCTCGCGCAGTTCATAACGGTATCAGCTTGCGCGTTGTTCGTCAGTACGACATCAACAACGACCGTATGCCTTGCCGTATTGACGTTTTGTATGGCTTCAGCACCATCCGCCCACAAATGGGCTGCCGCATCTGGGGCTAACCAAATGGGGCTTCGGCCCTGTTTTTTAAATCTTTTTAAGGAAAATTATCATGGCATTACCTAACGGCGCAGGCGGTTACCAAGTTGGTGACGGCAATCTGACAGAAGCTCAACTTACAGTTCAAACAATCCCCGCGTCTTTGACTGCGGACGCCACATTGACTGCTGCTCAAGTGGCAGTTGGTTTGGTTGTTTGTGCAAAAGCCTCGGACGCTACATTGACAGTGACTCTGCCCACAGCAGCGTTGCTTGATGCAGCTATCCCAAGTGCAAAAGTTGGTTCAGCTTTCAGCTTGACCATTTGCAACAACAACAACACAGGCGCATCGTCTACCGTTCCAGTCACGGCTGGCACAGGTATCACGATCTATGGCTCTGTCACTGTCCCACGTTTCGGTGCGTACACATACCGTTTTGTGAAGACTGGCGACGCAGCTTACTCTGCATTTTTGATGTAAACCTGAATGGGGGCTTCGGCCCCCTTTCTTAAAGGAAAAATCATGTCAAACACCAAATCAATTGGCGTCGCTTTTTTAGACCAAGACATCATTGGCGCACAGTATGTGTTGTCAGGTGAGCAATTGGGCTACACCAGTGATGCTCAAGGTACTGTAACGCAAGCTACAAGTAAATCTACAGGCGTGACTTTGAACAAGTCTGCTGGTCAAATCACAACAAACAATGCTGCTTTGGCAAGCGCTACCAACGTGACATTCACGTTGACTAACTCTTTCATTTCTGCAAATGATGTTTTGATTTTGAACGTAGGCTCTGGCGCTACCGCTGGTGCGTATAACTGTTGGGTGTCTAGCTTGTCCGCAGGTGCTGTAACCATTACTTTGCGTAACATTTCTGGCGGCTCGCTGTCAGAGGCTGTAGTTATCAACTTTGCGTTGATCCACAACGTATAAACCAACCAGGGGCCTAAACAGCCCCTTTTCAAAATATGTCTGTTATCTACATGTCTCACCCCGTTCACGGTGCCAAAGTCGCAACTATGGAGCTTGAAGCCGTAGAAGATGAAAAAAATGGCTGGGTACGATATACTTTAGATACGCCTGTTGAGGCGGCTCCTGTCGTCAACGAATTGGAAGTTAAACGTCGTCGTAGCCGACCCACAGAGGTGGTCGAACAAGGAGCATAAACATGGCCATTTACACTGCTGGCGATCAAATCAATAGAGCATTACGATTGCTTGGTGTGTTGGCTGAAGGTGAAACACCTTCCGCGTCCGTATCCCAAGACGCATTAATGGCGCTGAATCAAATGATTGATTCATGGAATACTGAACGCCTAGCTGTTTTTAGTACTCAAGATCAAATATTTACTTGGCCTGCCGGTGAAATTAAGCGCACTCTTGGCCCATCGGGTAACTTTGTAGGCTTGCGCCCAGTTTTGCTAGATGACGCCACCTACTACCGCGATGCAGGCACTAATGTGTCTTACGGCATCAAATTCATTAACCAACAACAGTACAACGGCATTGCAGTCAAGACTGTGACCAGCACGTACCCGCAAGTCATTTTTGTCAATATGACTTATCCCGATGTTGAAATGTACATTTACCCGCGTCCTACACGCGACTTGGAATGGCACTTTATTTCGGTTCAAGAATTGAGTCAGCCTGCCACTTTAGTGACCGATATTCTGTTCCCACCAGGCTATTTACGGGCATTTACATACAATTTGGCAATGGAAATTGCGCCTGAGTTTGGCGTGGAGCCTAGCCCTCAAGTCCAGCGCATTGCAATGACATCCAAGCGCAATTTGAAGCGCATCAACAACCCTGACGACATCATGTCGATGCCTTACGCCATTGTGGCCTCACGCCAGCGTTTCAACATTTATGCCGGTAACTATTGATGAAAACCCCGATTCTTGGCTCCAGCTACGTTGCGCGCAGCGTCAATGCTGCCGACAATCGCATGGTCAATCTGTTCCCAGAGGTCATTCCAGAAGGCGGCAAAGAGGCCGCTTTCCTGAGCCGCTGCCCTGGCCTTAAATTTCTGCAAACGATCGGCACAGGCCCCATCCGTGGGCTGTGGGCGCACCAAACAAACGGCACTGACTTTTACGTCGTGTCGGGCGTTCAAGTATTCAAGCTTAGTAGCATGACCGGCACCCCCACGCTTTTGGGCACCGTGTCGGGCACTGGCCCAGTTTCCATCGCTGACAACGGCACACAGATCTTTTTTGCCTGCAACGGCCCTAGCTACATCTACAACGAAGTCACCAACGTCTTTCAACAAATCACTGACCCAGATTTCCCTGGCGCGTTGACTGTGGGTTATTTGGACGGCTATTTTGTGTTTACCCAACCTAATAGCCAAAGAGTGTGGGTCACCAGCATTTTTGAAGGTACTCAGATCGACGCGTTGGATTTTGCCAGCGCCGAAGGCTCGCCTGACGGTTTGGTTGGCTTGATTGTTGACCACCGCGAAGCATGGCTGTTTGGTACTGATTCGGTCGAAGTTTGGTACGACGCGGGCTTGGCCGACTTTCCTTTGACCCGCATTCAAGGCGCGTTTAACGAAATTGGTTGTGTGGCTACTTTTTCCATTGCCAAGCTGGACAACGGTTTGTTCTGGCTAGGCACTGACGCCCGTGGCCAAGGCATCGTCTACCGAGCCAACGGCTACACCGGCACTAGGGTATCTACCCACGCGGTCGAGTATGCAATTGCCCAATACGGCAATTTAGCCGACGCCATTGCCTACACATACCAGCAAGAAGGCCATGCTTTTTACGTGCTGACGTTCCCCACCGGCAACGCCACATGGGTTTACGACGTAGCCACCGGCGCGTGGCATGAGCGCGCAGGATGGGACAACGGTGCATTTATGCGCCACCGTTCCAACTGCCAGTGTAATTTTGGCGGCAACATTATTGTGGGCGACTATGAAAACGGCAATATCTACCGTTTTGACCTTGATGTATTTGCTGACAATGGTGGCATTCAAAAATGGCTGCGGTCATGGAGAGCACTACCTACTGGCCAAAATAACCTAAAACGCACCGCCCATCACAGTCTGCAATTAGATTGCCAATCAGGCATTGGATTGGTCACTGGTCAAGGCAACGACCCGCAAGTCATGTTGCGTTGGTCAGATGATGGTGGCCACACATGGAGCAATGAGCATTGGTCATCAATGGGCAAAATTGGGCAATACTTTCACCGCGTCTTTTGGCGGCGATTGGGCATGACTCTCAAGTTGCGGGACAGAGTTTATGAGGTGTCTGGCACCGATCCGGTAAAGATTGCCATTGTCGGTGCTGAGTTAATACTAAGCCCGACCAATGCCTGAATTACTTAATATAACGAACATACCTTCCTCGCGGGTCGATTTTATTGACCCCAGGACAGGCTTGATGTCGCGTGAATGGTATCGGTTCTTTTTAAACTTGTTTAACTTGACCGGCGGCGGTAGTAACACGACCACGCTGGATGAATTGCAAATTGGCCCACCAACCGGCGCAGGCGAAGATTATTTTGGTACGGTGACTTCGGTGGCCATGACCGTGCCAACCGGCCTGACCGTTACAGGCTCACCCATCACGTCTGCGGGCACTTTGGCGGTGACATTTACGGCAGGCTACTCAATCCCTACCACCGCCAAGCAGACTGAATGGGATACGGCTTATTCTGAACGGCTGCAATGGGACGGCGGCGCAACCAATTTGGTAGCCGCCACTGGCCGCACGTCTTTGGGGGCCACCACCATCGGTGGCAACATGTTTACGTTGACCAACCCTAGCGCGGTCACATTTCCTCAATTTAACGCCGACAACACCATCAGCGCTTTAGACGCGGCCAGCTTCCGTACGGCCATTGGCGCGGGCACTGGCGGCGGTTCGGTCACTTCTGTAGGGTTATCCCTACCCGCCATTTTTACTGTGTCCGGCTCGCCAGTTACAACAACAGGCACCCTGACCGGCACCTTGGCCAGTCAAACGGCCAACTTTTTCTTTGCCGCGCCCGACGGCTCGGCAGGCGCGCCGGTCTTCCGAGCCATCGTGGCTGCGGATGTACCCACGCTGAACCAAAACACTACCGGCACTGCGTCCAACGTGACGGGCATTGTGGCGGTGGTCAACGGCGGCTCAGGCACGGCCACACCTGCGCTGGTAGCGGGCACCAATGTGACCATTACAGGCAGTTGGCCCAACCAAACCATCAACTCAAGCAACACTGGCGGCACGGTCACCTCGGTGGCCACCAGCGGTACGGTCAACGGCATTACGCTGACAGGTGGTCCAATCACGACCACAGGCACCATCACGCTGGGCGGCACCTTGAGCAACGTGAGCTTGGCCACTCAAGTCACCGGCAACTTGCCGGTCACCAACTTGAACAGCGGCACCAGCGCGTCGGCCTCGACTTATTGGCGGGGTGACGGCACATGGGCAACGGTCGTGTCGGGCGCGTCAATCAGCAACGACACAGCCACGACGTCCAACTTGTACCCGCTGTTTGCTGCGGCTACAACTGGCACACCGACCACAATCTACACCAGCAACCCCAATTACTTGTACAAGCCGTCCACGGGCGAATTGACGGCTTTGGCGCATGTTTCTAGCAATGGCATACAAATTAACGCCAATACGGTGGCCACAAGCTATACTATCGCCACTGCAAACAATGGTTTGTCTGCTGGCCCTGTGACTGTAAACAGCGGTATTTCGGTGACCGTTTCTTCCGGCTCTACTTGGGTCGTTGTTTAAGGAAAGACCATGACCGTAACGGCAAAAAACCTTATCCCCGCTAAAGTTGCTGAAGCCACGCAGACAACTCAGTACACTGCCGTCAACGTCACAACCATCATTGATAAATTTACTGCCACCAATTTCAGCGCCTCATCTGCCACGATTAGCGTGAACTTGGTGACCTACACCGACACGGCAGGTAACCAAAATCTGATCACTAAAACCAAATCTTTGGGCGCGTCTGAGGTTTACACTTTTCCTGAACTTGTTGGCCAGATATTGTCTCCTAACAGTTTTATTTCTACAATCGCCGGAACAGCCAGTGCCATCAACATACGCGCCAGCGGTCGGGAGATTTCATAGTGCAAGTCATAGCTTCAGATTCCACGCTAGCTTTGCCCATGTCGGGCAAAGTACAAGCGTTGGAAGCAGAGCTTTTAAAAATGCCGCAAGCTGATATTGTTACGGAGCATACTTTTAAACCAGGCATTTATGAGCGCAAGATTACAATCCCAGCTTGGACTGTTTTAACAGGCGCGGCGCATAAAACTGATTATCACGTGCGGTTGGAAAAAGGTACGATTGCTGTTAACACAGAAGACGGCGTAAAAACTTTTACCGGCCCTTTTGAATTTGCTGCTTGCGCTGGTCTACAACGCGCTGGCCGAGTGTTTGAAGAAGAAGTTGTTTGGGTGGACATATACGCTAATTCAGACAATTGCAGAGATATTTTAAAACTTGAGGACAGGCTGTATATCGTGCCGGAACATGGGCTAGGCGATAGTCGAACTGAAGAACAAAAAGCCGCTATCGCATACCGCGCTTTTTTGTACAAGTTAGGAATGGATGACGTTGAAGTTAACGAAATGTTTGATGCTTCAATGGGCGTAAAGAAAACAGCACTTGATATTTGCGTTGTGGTAGCAAGTAAAATGCAAACAAAATGTAACGTAATGTTATAAGGAGAATTAACATGGCAGGATGGACAGCGGCAGCAATTGTAGGTGGTGCTTACCTAACTTCACAGGCATCGGGTAAAGCTGCTAGCGCGCAATCTCAAGCATCGACGCAGTCCGCTGATATGTCCAAAGCCATTTCCGATCAACAGATCGCGTTGGCGCGGGAACAATACGCGGCTAATGTTGGCTTACAAGAACCATTTCGCCAAGCAGGCATAAAAGGCCAAAATCGTTTGATGGATGTGCTTGGGTTAAGCGGTAACACTAGCGCGCAAGGCTACGGTTCAGCAACTAGAGACTTTGGTATGTCGGATTTTCAAGCCGATCCAGGTTACGCGTTTCGCCTAAGCGAAGGCACAAAAGCCTTGGAACGATCTGCCGCAGCCCGTGGCGGTTTGTTGTCAGGCGGCACCGGCAAAGCACTGCAACGATTTGGCCAAGATTTAGGATCGCAAGAATACACTAACGCGTTTAACAGGTATCAAGTTAACCGCAGTAATCTGTTGCAGCCGCTACAAAGTTTGGCTGGGCAAGGTCAGACTACGGCCAACACAATTGGCGGCTACGGCCAAACCATGACAGGCGACATTAACGCATCTCTTGGCAATTACGGCGCAAATGCTTCAAATGCTTTGATTGGCGGCGCAAATGCCCGCGCGTCGGGGTACGTTGGCCAAGCAAACGCGTTGACAAGCGCGTTGGGTACGGGCTTAAACTATTACCAAAATCAAGCGCTTATTGGTGCGTTAAACAGACCATCTGTATCACTTGGGTAAGGACATAATATGGCGACCATAGACTCAAACATTGCTCTTGGCATTAGACCAGTACAAATTGAAAATCCTCTCGCTCAATATAGCCAAGTGGCGCAATTTCAAAACGCGCGCAATC